GTAAAAGATTTACCTCCTACATGCTCACAGGTTTTCTGTAAGTGTGCTTCTAGTCTTTGAGTTTCACTCATCATTGCCCATATCTTAGGCTTAGCCCAGTAGGGGCATTCATTTGAGGTCATATATCTATATGCCTCTACACTTATGTTGATGTGCTGATTGACTGGCTTTGCAATGAGAGAATAATGCTTGAACCTAGCATTTCTTACTATTTTCAGACCATCTTTACCTTTCCACTTCTTGTTAGGCTCAAAGTCTCTCTTGGTTAGTATACATTTAATAATCTCAGGCTCACTCTTGCGTACAAGAGTGCTCCCCTCCAATTCAATGGTCAGGGAGATTTTAGGAGAATGATTCATGTTTTTCTGTAGTTGTATCTTCTTTCTCTTTTCTCTTTTTTCTTTTTTCCATCTCTAGCCCTGCTAGTATAATAGAAGCTATAGTATCCTCTTTAGTAGCTTCTCCATTACGAGCTTTCTCCAAAAGTTCACTTTTGAATTTCAGCACTACAAGCTCTTTAAGAGACTCTACCAGGGCTACCATTTCTTGAGATGTAAGGAAGTAGAAACTTGTGAAGATTACTTCAAGTGGAGCTGCTATTGTCTTACCCTTGAATTTCTCAACAAGTTCTTCTTGTAATTCAGGATAAGTGAGGGCATTTTCTGTTTTACCATTTTTAATAGCTATTTCAACTTGCTTAAAGTGCTCTTCTTTAAGTTCTCTTGAATAGGCTTTTTGTGACTCTTTGTTCATTGTTTTAATGATTTAAATATTTGTTAATAAAGTGGTTCTATTAAAAAGGCTACCAGATTTACCTAGTAGCCTTAAAGAGGTAGAACACCATGTAATGGCATTGTTGTGTGTATTGAAAATCCTAGAGTCAGTCTGCTTATCTCTAGGGGGTTAAATAAAGTTGTATAATTTTAAAATTGAAGTAACCATTACATACACTAACCTCAATTAAGCCACCTTTTTAGAGGTGGTGAGCCTTAGTATTTTCCACCTAAGGGCGATATTTGCGGGGAGAATTGGACTCGAACCAATATAAATAATTCTCAAAATTATTGCTTTACCGAAGTAACTCTTATGAACACTACTGCTACCAGAGAAATGGTATAAGAGTATTGTTTTTTAGCTATCTCCCCATATAAAATGCAAAAGAACAACTATTAGACTATCTGTTTTTATAAAAGCCATAATTTTATTTGAAGTAAGTCTAATATACACTATTTGCATTGTAGTCCATGTGGGAATTGAACCCTACATTTCCACCTTGAAAGGGTGATGTCCTAACCATTAGACGAATGGACCATGAAAAGAGTACTATGAGAACAGATGCCAGACTTTTGCCCGAAGGCTAATCATAAATCTTGGACTCGAACCAAGGACATCAAAATTAAAAGTTTTGCACTATACCACTTAGCTAATTAATGAAGTAAGTCTAGCAAAACACTACATAGTACTCTTAAGTTTTTATTCTTCAAAGGTATTCTGAATGCCTTCCATTGCTGCAATGAATGTGATGAAATGCTCTGAGAATCCAGATATCTCGGCATCCCATGCACCTTTGTAGTTTACACCTTTTGTATGTGCTGATATATCACAGATGTAGTTGTAAGTACCAAAAGGCTTAGGGATTCTCCTTTCAGGGAAGTCACAGTCTTGAGAGTCTGAGAATACAATGATTCTATCAAACTTCTGACCCTTGAATTTGTCATTACACCACTCAAGGCATTGTCTAGTGAATATACCTCCATGCCCAATGTTCTTATTGGTTTCACGAATCTGCTCAAAGATTCCAAATCCCTTTTGAGGATAAGGAATATGCTCATGTGCTCCTGTATGAGCATAGTCATTACCAGCAGTGCAGACTATCTCATAGTCTTCACACTGATTGGCTGCTAACATAGCCATAGCACATGCTGCATCATACCTTGTGAAATCAGATTTCTCAGACATTCTTGCTCCCATAGAACCTGATACATCCACAATGAAGAGAGTTTTACCTTTCAGTTTAGGAAGATTGGCATAACTATTTATCATAGCATCCTCTATCTGTCTGCCAAACTCAGGGTTCATTCTAAATGCTTTCAAGAAGTCTAAAGGCATAAGCATTGAAGACTTCAATTTCTCAAGACCTTCATTAATTATCTTCTTGTCCACATTTGCTCTTCTCATATTGGCTATATTCCTTAACATTGCAAGACCACCAATCTTACCTTCAGTGATAAGTTTAGTCCAAGACTCTTTCTTATCTTTTCCAGTAGATAATAGCACTTCCCATGTCTCTGGTGTTGCAAGAGTTCTATCTGCTACCTTCTTGAACAAATCCTGCTCATATTGATTCTCAGGCTTAGGTCTGCATAAGAACATGACATCTCTCAACTTAATAGCTGCATCTCTATCATACTTAGCAAACTTGTATTCATTGAAGTTATGGAATGCCTTTGCCAAACCTTTCTTTGCTTGATTAGCAATAGGTTTCTTACCATCCTTCCAATAAATAGCCAAGAAGTCAGTAAGCATATCTGCTCTAGTAATGATTTGAGGTAGCAAATCTTGTACAAACATCTTATGCTCAGGATATTTACACATTTCTACTGCAAGGAACAAAGGAGTATGTCTCAACTTCTGCATAGTTCTTGCTTCAAGAGCAATATTATATACATCTATTGCAGGACACAAAGGAATCAATCTCTGAATTTCTTTAGCAACTTTCACTCCATCCATATATGCTACATCTTCCCAAAGAAGATTAGCAAGAACTGCTCTTCTTAATAATGCTGTATTACTTTGTTTAGCTGCTAATGCACCTGAACCACCAGCCAATCTTTCCTCCTCAAACTTTGAGGTCTTCTTTAATGACGGATTAATTTTACTCATAATTATTTCTTTTTATTTCAAATCTGGGTGTTTACTAATTAAGAATCTACGACTAATTGCTACTACTAAATGTTGCATTCCACTTGATGCTATTATACCTATTATTATATATTGCCAACAAAGTGTAACTTCATATATAGATAAATATATTGCACATATAAAGAAAGTTATCCAAGTAGTACTACTATAGATACAATATCCTAATGGATGTGCAATCCAAGCAAGGAATCTCTGCCATCTTGTAGGAAGTTCTTCTCTACTTCTCCATTTCTGTACTCTATCTACCCAAGGTTTAAGAGTATTGAAATAGAAAGAGTTAAAAATCATGTCTTTTGCTTTTAGGCAATTTCTGTAAAATATGCCTAATAGTCCTCCTACCACTCCCAGTAGCAAGAACTCAAGAATTACTTCAATTAGCATTGTTTAAGATGTTGTTAGTTAGTAAATTAGTGGAGCACAGGGGAGTCGCATTATTAGCAAATTCTTTACTATTCCATAATATTTTCTGTTATATTATTGTATAGTTTTTAAATTATTCTTAACTTTGCATAAAACTAATAAATATGGAATTATACAAACAAAAAAGAAAATTAATAACTATTACTTGTGACTATTGTGGTAAAGAATTTTCTAAACCAGAGTCAGAATATAAAAGAAATGTTAAGCTTGGTAGACATAATTTTTGCTCAAGGTCTTGTTGTGGCAAACATATAGTATCACTTCATAAACCTCTTACTCAAGCTCAAATAGAATCTAGAAATTCTATAAGAAACTATAGTGGTAACAGGAATGATGAGTATACTCCATTTAGAGAGATTCTAAGGACTGTAAGAAATAGATGCAAAGAATTTAATCTTGATTTACCTTATCTTGCAGAACTTTGGAATTCACAAAATGGTATTTGCCCTTATACAAAACTTAAACTTGTTTTACCTACTTGGAATAATAATCCTGATATAAGATATAGAGCCTCACTAGACAGAATAGATTCTTCAAAAGGTTATATTAGAGGCAATGTGCAATTTGTTGCAACACCTATTAACTACCTTAAAGGAACTATGTCTGATAAGGATACTAAATCTTATCTCAAAGAAATTGCTGCTTCCATTTTCATGGAAGATTAGACTATATCATCACCTAAATAAATTTAGGGCAGGACACTCAAGCTGGTAATTAAAGAGACTTTACTCTTCCAGTAGTCGTTGCACCTTCATAGAGTGTACTCTATGCTTGGCTCAGGATTAGCATGATAAAAGCTGATTCTGAGCTTTTATTTTAGCGTTCCCTGAATTCATCCTGTTCTTTAAATACTATTACTAGTAAGTGGGTCCAAACTTAAACCCCTGTCTTACTA